CAATAGACTGCTATAATGGTGATTATATGAGCGGCAAAAAACACGACAGGCTACACGCTAGAACGCAGATCCCACACGACCAGATGGCTGATAGGTGGATGGATGCACTAGGTGGAGAATGGGAGGTCAAGACCCTGGAGGGCGAAGTATTGCACGTTGCAGAGTCCTACATAAAGGGGAGGAATTGGGGATTGTCTCATATTCCAGTTGGGCAGGATTTCTCTGTGGCAAAGAAAAGGGTATAATGCAAACTAATTAAAGCCAACCATTAACGGAGCTTATAGTGGCAAAACCAACAGGCAACCCAAATGGGAGGCCGCCTAAATACAAAAACCCAGAAGAGCTACAGGAAAGGGTAGACGACTACTTTAAGAACCTGCCAACCACTAAGGTTGTTGCCGGAGATGATGTGGTTGATGTTCCTGTGGCTACCATCACTGGACTAGCTCTGCATCTCGGTTTCTGCGACAGAGCATCATTCTATGACTACGAAAACAGGGATGACTTTTCCCACGCCATAAAAAGCGCACGACTCAGAATAGAGAATGATTATGAGATGCAGCTAAGGACGGCGAGAGTTGGTCACGCAGGAGTAATCTTTGCGCTGAAGAACCTTGGATGGAAGGACAAGCATGAGCAGGAGCTATCTGGGCCAGGAGGCACAGCCCTTATTCCATCTGTCATCAAGGTGGGGCATGAGTAGGGAGCTAAAAATTATCCTCCCCAAGATATACGAGCCACTAGACGAGCCATTCCGTTACAAAATAATGTGGGGCGGTCGAGGCTCCGCAAAGTCTTGGACTGTAGCCATCAAGCTACTACTCAGGGGGCTAGAGAGGCCGCTGAGGATTCTTTGCACCCGTGAGCTACAGAAGTCTATCAGGCAATCAGTACACAAGCTCCTAAGCGACCAGATTTACGCTATGGGGCTTCAGCACTTCTACCGCATCGAGCAGCAAGGGATATTCGGCAAAAACGGCACTGAATTTATCTTCATGGGAACAAAGAACAACCCAGAAGAGATTAAATCTACCGAAGGGATAGATATTTGCTGGGTGGAGGAGGGGCATAGCCTTACCCAAAGGAGCTGGGACATAATCGACCCGACAATCCGAAAGGAGGGGTCTGAAATATGGGTAACATACAATACTCGGTTCAAGTTTGACACCATCCACAAGATGTTCGTTGTTGACGAGCCGCCGCCTAACTCGTGGGTTCAGTTGATTAATCATTCAGATAACCAATTCTTCCCGACTCCGCTGAAGATCCAGATGGAGCATATGAAAAAAGTAGACTATGAGAAATATCTACATATCTGGGAAGGGCAGCTCAAGCAACTGGCAGATGGGGCGATATTCGGCAAGCAGATATTAGAGGTCAAGAAGCAGAACAGGCTTACATTTATCCCGATTCAGAAGAATTGCGAGGTTCATACCTATATGGACTTAGGGAAGAAGGACGAGACGGCTATCTGGTTTATTCAAGCTGTAGGCAAAGAGTTTCATGTTATTGATTATTTCCAGGGCAGGCTGGAGGAGATCGAGTATTACACCAGATTCATTAAGGGACAGCCGTATAACTACGGCACGCACTACCTGCCGCACGATGGCAAGCACGAAAGGCTAGGCATGGAGCGAACCATCCAGGAGCAGTTTGAGGATGGAGGGGTAAGGCCGACAGAGATCGTGCCGGTTATTTCCGATAAGACAACAGCGATCCAACTTGGCAGAGAGGTGTTTCCTTCCTGCTGGTTCCATCTAGGAAACGATAATCTGCCGGATGAACAATGTGATGGATATGATGCTCATGTTCCTGAAGAGCTTAACACTAGAGCCAAGAGAATGGCTAAAGGGTGGGATGCGCTATGCAACTATCGCTACAAATACAAGGATGATGACGATGTGTTTCAGTCAAGACCTCACCACGATTGGGCCAGCAACGGGAGTGACGCATTTATGACGTTTGCCCAAGCCGACAAGGCTGATAATGACCAATGGGGCGGCAAGCTATCATACAACCACGCTAATATGGTATAATGCAAACTAATTAACCCATTAGGTCAGGCTATGAAAGAAACAGAAATCCTCTCTATTCTTGAGAATCAGATCAGTTCAGCGTATGGCGGGGATGGCTCAGACCTTGAGGACAATCAATCGCAGGCGCTTGATTACTACTACGGTCGCCCATTCGGGGATGAGCAGGACGGGCAGAGCCAGATAGTAACGCGGGACGTTCTGGAGACAATCGAATGGATTATGCCTTCAATGATGCGGGTATTTGCGTCAGGCGAAGAGGTTGTTAAGTTTGACCCTACAGGCCCAGAGGATGAGGAGCAGGCGCAACAAGAGACGGACTACGTTAATCACATCTACAGCAAGGACAA